TCTGGGCGGCGGTTGATCTTTCGCTGCAGAGCATTCTTTTTCTCCCTTGCTTCTGGGTTGTTGCGGTAATAGTCGGCCGAATCGCCATCGGCCCGGTCAAAGGCGCTTTTACGCGGGCGCAGGCCAACGGCCTCCAGCTCAAACTCCACCGCGGCGAACACGTCAGATTCAAGCTCTTTGCGCACTTCGCTCTCTGGTTCTCCTGCTTCCACCCGATCAGCTGCCCGGTTCAGCGCGGTGCTGATCGGGCCGGCGGTGCTCTTGAGTTGCTCGAACACCTGCAGCGCCTGCCCGGCTTCGGCGGTCACCCTGCTGCTGGCCTCCTGATTGATCACGTTCCCGGCTTTCTCCGTCAACGAGGCCGCTGATCGGGCCTTGCTGACCGTGCCAAATAGCCGCTTCTCTCGGCTGATCTTCGATTTCAGGCCTGCCGAGAGCTTGGCGCGGGTGATCAGGTTGCTCTTTGACACCTCGCTTGAACCGAACAGGTCGAAGGTGGTCTGGGTCTGCTGCTCGCTGATGCGGGCGTGATCCACCAGCTCGCTCAGGGTCTTGTTGGTGATCCCCCGCCGGCTGCTGACCATCTTGAAAATCTCCTGCTGCTTGCCTGCCTCCAGGCCAGAGCCGCCGATGATCGCCCCGCGGTTGATGCTCAGATCACCATCCACCACCGCCTTGAACACGTCATCGGGCAGCTTGCTGAGCCGCAGGCCCTTATCCGCCTGGCCGCTGTTAAGCGGCAACCCACGGGCCTCTACGTCAGCAGGCGTTTGAATGCCGGTATCCCGGAAAAACTTCGCCGCGTCCATTGGTGTGCCGGCGCCCTCGGCGATGTTCTGCATGGCGCCGATCGCCCGGGCGTCCTTCGCGGTCGGGGCGTCCAGGTATCTCACGGTCACCGCCTCGGCGCCCAGGCGGCGGGCCAGGGCCAGGCGGTTGTGACCATTGACCACGTAGGTCTTCCCATCGGCGTCCTGCCAGACGCTGATCACCCCCGCCAGGTTCGGGTCCCACTTCTTCACGCCCGAAAGGCTTCCCACCTCCCCGGTGGTCGCTGTCGCTTTGATCTTGTATTGGAAGCGCGCAGGATCAAACTCGATCTCATCCGGCGACAGGTCGCGCACAGCGCCAGCTTTTGGCTTGCTCTCGGGCACCTTGCCGGTCCGCACCATTTCGGCAATCTCAGGCCGCTGCAGCAAGGCCTCCAGCCGCTTCACATTGCGCCCCTGCCGCAGCTCTGCCGCCTTGGACCCACGGCCGGCAGTCACCCGCTGGGCCGCGCCGGCCGCGGCTTTATCACCTCCAGCAGCCAGGGCCAGCAGCCTCTTCAGGCGACCCTTCCCGATCGCACTGCCTGGCCTGACCAGGCACTCCTTCCGCACCGTGATGCACTTGTTCCCGCAGCCATAGCCAACGCTGCACTTCTTCCCCGCCCGCACCGCGCCGCCACGAAAATCCAGGCGCTGTTCAGGGGCCCGAAGCTGCAGAAACGAATCAGATCGGATCTCCCAGCTGCGCTCATTCACCCCGTCCCACGCCGGGCGAAACGCCACCACGTCAGCATCGCAGCGAAACCGGTAGAGCAGGCCGTCCACAGCCATCCGCCCTGCCACCACGCCACGCGGCGCCAGCTGCCAATCCAGCACCAACGCCCCGGGCCTGGCCTCCGCCATGACTTGCTGCACCAGCAAGCTCACCTGATCGGCATGGTCCCATCGAGGGGCCGGGCTGGGACCGGGGTGGTCCCGGACTGGCAGCAACGCTTCCACGGCCGCCAGGCGATTCCGCAGGCCGTCAGAGCTCTTCATCGATCCACCTCTTGGCCACCAGGCGGAACCACCAGCAGCAGCCGGCCCTCGACCTGCTCCGCCTGGGCCTGCAACACCGCCTGCTGATGCGGCGATTCACTCTCCTGCGGCACAGGTCGCGCCAACCCGTAGACGGCCAGGCCATCTGCTACCCGCGACACCTTGGCCAGCTCTTCGCGCAATGGATCAAGCGATCGGCCAAACGATCCGGCCGCGGCAATCCTGATCTGGTCACCCAGGTGTTGGCCTGCTCGCTGCAGTTGCAGCTCTGCATTCTGGAGCTCCACCGCCAGGGTGACCCGCACCTGGGTGGTCACCTCAGCGCTGAACGTGGCGGCCGCCCGCCGAGCGAACGGATCAACTGTTGCGGCGACAATCCTGGAGAACATGCTCACAGCGAGCTCAAGCGATCCTGAAGCCGGGCCAAGCGATCAGAGAGCCCACTGTCTTCCCGGCCAGCAGATCCCTGCCGCTGGGGCTTGTACGTGACCAGGCCGGAGCGGGTGAACTTGAAGGTGAACTGCTGGCGGTTGCTCTCGAAGGTGCCGGACGGGATCCCGCCCTCATCGCTCATTGAAAGAATCCGCACCGGGTTGATCTGCTCCATCAAGAGCTGGGTGGCCAGCTGAACCATCTCCTGCCGCCGATCCATCTCTGACTTGTCTTGCCTTGAACTCAGTATGGGCCCGCTCCGTGGCTGATCAAGCTGCAGGGAAAGGGCCAATAACCTGATAATGAACCGTCTGATCACTGATCCATGCACCTCCAGGAAGCCGCCTACACCCTGAACAAGGTTTTCCAGTATCGGCCTGACAGGCCAGGCTTGGATCCGTGGCACATTCTTGATACCCGGAAAGAGTCGGCAAGGGGTAATTGTGAAGACTACATAGCCACGATTCTGTGGCTTATCTCGGACAAGCGCTTCTCAGTGTTCCTACGCAACCTACTGTTTGGCGGCAAGAATGTTGTCTTCCACTACTGCACGATTGTTGAGGATGGCCGCCGGGGCAATCACACCGTTCTTGAATACAAGAAAGAATACATAGACAACATCCTAGGCATCCGATCAGACAGAGGCTATTACACGGCTTCCAAATACAAGCACAGCTTTAAGCATCCTTGGAACCGATGGGTGATTCTGTTTCGGTTGTTCCTTGGAACTTTCATAGGTCGCTAGGGCTTCGCTCACGCCTCCAGCCAGCAAGTAACCAGCGATGCCATAGCGGACGCGGAATGCCTCAGCCTCAGGTGGAAGGCGGCCATGCACGTTCACGTAGTACCCGCTGAGTCGGGTCGGCGGGGTGATCTCCAGGCCTTCTTCGTCGTAGGTGCCGTAGCCGCCTTCAGTCTAGGGCTGAGGATCCGGCGCCTTCTCTTTCAGTGGTTGCACAGCCTTGGATGGGGGCTTGGGGGCGATCGGCGCGGGCGGCTTCGGGGCGGCCGGCGGCGCCAGGGCAATCGCCTCCAGCTCTTCCACTATTTCAGCTGCCGAGAGCTTGGGCTTTTCCCGGAGCAGCTTGATCGCATCCTCCATTGCTTGAACGGCTTCGATTGGGCCAACGGTGGCGAGGAAGCGCTTCAGTCCGGTGGCCGCGTGGAGCCGATCAGCGATAGTCATGGCTGGAAGTGACGTGCTGCTCCGAGGCTAAGCCTCCCCGCCTTTATGGCTGCAGCGCTGCGGGTACGGGCGACCGCAAAGCCTGGCTGTCGCGAATGCCGCTGAACACCACCAGGCCACCAATAGTGAGAGCAGCTGAACCGGCAACGATCGCCATCCCAATCCAGTTCTGGCGCAAGGCCGGGGAAGCGGCCGGCCGCTGCTGGCTGCGGGTGCGGCGGCGGGTGCGCGGGAAGGCGGTGCGAGGTTCGGCCATGCGCCGCTGGGGGCGCGACAGATCAGGCAGGACGGGGCTGGAGGGTTTCATTGCGAATCAGGCAAGTGCCAACGAATGATACACGTGAGCTATGGAAGCGGCTACAATTTCGGCCGTGTCCCTCCCCAGCGAAATGAAACCATCCACCTCGACCCTGATCCTGATCAACCTCACCGCCTTGGGCCTTGGTGCCGCCATTGGCCTGATGCCGGTGAGCAAGGCTGATCCCGTCACGGCTGCCTGGCACACGGCCATTGTGACCTGCCAAGCGCTGCGAGCCGGCGTCCCCTTCTCCCGGGCCATGGTGCTGGGCGTTGACGGGGTGCGCAGCCTCTGGGGCTCGTCCACCCGTGACCAAGACTTCGGCCGGCTTGCCGCCAACGCCACCGCCGAGTTGTGCGGCCGGGAGCTGGTGCGCGCCTACCAGGCCTCGAAAGGGCAGGCGCTTTGACTCTGGCAGAAGACGGCTTTGCCTTGCGCCGGCCGGCCTATGTGCGTTTGAGCGCAGCAGAGCAGGACGCGATCCGCCGCGAGGGGGCCCGCCAGGGCCAAACGCGGCCAACGACAACGCGGCCGCTGATCCGCCGGGAAATGACGTGAGCAGCAGCTGGCGGATCGCATTTTCTGGGCTATGGTGTGGCCGCTGAGCGCGCTACAGGCGCCGCCGGCAAATCCCACCGCTCCCCAGCGAAATGAAAGACATGATCAAGGCCGATTGGGGCCAAAGCATTGAAGCGACCATCCGCGCTATCGCCGCCGTTGCTGTGGTGGCCTACGTCGCCGGCTACAGCCTGGGCGAGGCCGTCCACAGGCTGAACGACTGGCTGGCTGCCTGGGCACACCCGCACACGCTCACAGGGGCAACTGGGCTCAAGATTTCAACTGCCGAGGAATCCTCGGTAGTTGGGCCAGAGGTTCCAACTGTCAAGCCAGGCTTGACAGTTCAAAACTCGGCCGTTTCGATCGTAGCCCTGCTGTTCAGTGATGGCTGGAGCCAGCGCCGCATTTCAAGGCACCTGGGCATCAGCCGGCGACAGGTCAGAAGTGCGTTGGCGTGAGCGCCGCTCCAAATTGTCGGTAACCGTGTGATGCCATTGAAATCTCAGAGGCCCCTGATCGCGTCCGTTGCTTGGGGAAAGCCCGGCGTGATCATCGGCGTTCGCTGCAGCACTTTCCCCGATCGAGTTGATGTCTACGGGTGGCCAATCCAACTGGCCTGCAGCTCGCCCTCCCTGGCGAAGCACGTTGTCGGGGGAGTGGCGGGCTGGCGGCTGCTGATACCAGTCACTGACTGGTCGATGGACATGAAGCTGGAAGACATCCTGGCGATACGCGACGCGATGCCCTTGATCGTGTTCTGGCGGATGGAAGGCCACCGCTGGGAGAACGTACCAAGACAAGATGGCGACCTTGTTCTGGCGGAGCTGCTCGACCGGCAGGTGTCCACCGCCGAAGGCCTCCAGCGATGACCAAAGCCAGCTGGGCGGAAGATGTAGGCCTTGCTCCTGATGGCTGGATAGCGGCCATCCTTTTCTGGGGTGACCTGGCGGACGGTCTTGACGCGGTAGCAATCCAGAAGCAAGGCGCCAGCTTTTTCCGCAGGCACCCGCTCGGCCCGTTGGGAGAGCAAGCCAGCATCGTTACCTGGGCTGGGCCTTTTGCGACAGAGCAAGAGGCAGCGGAATGGGCGGAAGAGAATGATCCCTGCTGTTAGCAACGTGCTTCAATATGAATGAAGGCGAGAGGCCTTCGCGTCCCACCGCTCCCCAGCCATGCCCGCAGCTTTTATCGCCCTTGATTACAACCTTGATTCAATGAGCAACCACGCAATTGAAGGCGCAATCTTTATTTGTCGAAGCCATCAAGGATTGGGTGCTCGCAATCTGAATGCTCTGTTTGAAGAAAACTACCGCAGGGCTGGCGAACCAAACCCTGATTGGAACGTGGCCGGCCGCTTTGCCTGACACCAACAGCCCGCCAGAGCTTGTCTGGCACTTGCCCCACCGCTCCCCAGCTGATGACCGCCAAAGACAAAGTGAACGCCAACTACGCCGCGGGCAAACAGCCCTATGAAGGCCTGACCACCGCCGAGATCGCTGCATACAACAGGGTGCTCATGTTTGGCGAAAACGATGAGGCTTTCCCCGATCCCGATGAATGGGCCCGTTGGACCGACTGACCACCAACAGCCCGTCGGGGCTTGCCCGGCCACGTCCCACCGCTCTCCAGAAATCGCTAGTTACAATGTTAAGAAGGTTAATTAGATAATGGCTAAAATGTCTTCAATTGAATTGTTCGCAGGTGCAGGTGGGTTAGCGTTAGGGCTTCACAGCGCCGGCTTTACTCCAAAGGCAGTAGTTGAATTTAACAAAGATGCTTGCCGAACTCTAAGAGCAAATAAATTGCTTACTCGGGGGGCTGGAGTATATGAAGGTGATGTAACCAAGTTCGATTATTTAAGCGTACCAGAAACAATAGAATTAATATCAGGTGGGCCACCTTGCCAGCCTTTCTCCCTTGGCGGCAAAGCGAATGGCCACAATGACGCCAGAGATATGTTTCCAGAAGCCGTTAGGGCTATTAGAGAGAAAAAACCAAGAGCATTCGTATTTGAAAATGTAAAAGGCTTGTTGAGAAAAAGCTTTTTCGAATATTTTGAATATATAGTATTACAATTGCAATATCCCTCGATAGAAAAGAAAAGGAATGAAGAATGGGAAAAGCATCGAGAGCGATTAGAGAAACACCATACTAAGAATAAGTATGCAGATCTCGAATATAACGTATTGTATCGTCTTGTAAATGCAGCAGACTATGGCGTCCCTCAAAAAAGAGAGCGGGTATTTATCGTTGGTTTCAGGTCAGACGTTGATGCAAACTGGTCGTTTCCTCAGTCAACACACTCCGAGGACGCTTTGCTCTGGAGTAAATGGGTTACAAAAGAATACTGGAAAAAGCATAAAGTTCAATGCTCAAAAATGGACGAAAAAACAGAGAATAGAGTAGAAAGGTTAAAGCAAAAATATGGAATGTTTGAACCGGAGTTGGAGCCATGGGTCACAGTTCGCGATGCCATTTCAGATCTCCCTAACCCTGAATCTAAAAAAGCTAATGAATTTAACCATCATGTTTTTAAAGGTGGTGCCAAAATCTATCCCGGCCATACAGGCAGTTATATTGACGAGCCTTCCAAGGCGTTGAAGGCTGGAGGGCATGGTATTCCGGGAGGCGAGAATATGATTCGTTTTGAAGATGGAAGTGTTCGTTACTTTACTGTTCGTGAAAGCGCTAGAATTCAAACATTTCCTGATGACTTTGACTTTGAAGGCTCTTGGGGTGAAGTAATGCGCCAACTTGGAAATGCAGTCCCTGCTGAGCTTGGGAAAAAAGTCGGGCAATCCATTTTTCGTGTTCTCAAACCCAAAAGCACTTAACAAGTTGCTGCACTCGGAAAAATTACTCGCTGCGCTCCTAATTTTCCGGTGAGCAAAGCGATCTGCTGCTGGCTCACGCCGAAGATTGCCGATGCGTTGCCGCTTTTGAGCGCGAGCTTGCCAAGCCCTGAAGGCGATTCCCCAATAAAGGAAATGACCGCTTCCTTTATTGGGGAAGCTTGAACCTGTAAGGGGGGCTTACAGGTTCGCCACCTCAACAGCCACCGCTCCCCACACATGCCCTTACCACCCTCTACAGCTATGGATGAAGAAACAACTGCGAGATTTAAGGGTTACGCACAACTTGAAAAAAGTTTCGCCGAAATCCACCTGCCAGATGATTCCCTTGCGCTCAAGGTGGTCACTCCGCTATCTCAGCAACCTCTCTGACCATCGCTTCATAGGCCACCCGGGCCCCCTGATCCAGCCAGCCCCGCCCAGGAGCCCACACCGGATCGCCTGCAGGCCATGCCTGCGCGCCAGCATTCGCCACCGCTGCACCGGGCCCACGGCGCCGCTGGGTGGCCGGCAGGCTGGTCTTCTCCATCAGCGGGAAATCGCCCGCGCCTCTTGGCTGGTCACCTCCACCGGTTGGCCGCCATGGCCTGCTGTTGGCCTGCTCATACTTGGTGCGGGTGACGGCAGCCAGGGCCTGCTGCTCCTGCTCCCAGCGCTCTGACGCCTTGGCCGCTAAGCTATTCTGAATCGCCAGCGATTCAAGGGTAATAGGTGACAATGCACAACGACAATTTGGATGAATCGGCGTCTTAATACTGCCTGCCCAGTATAAACAACCCATCCGTGGAGCGCACCATTCGCACACCCGATCGTCTGCCGTGGTGATGTAGCGCACAAAGCCAGCTCCAACCCGGCGGAACGTGCGCTCTCTGGCCTCCCCGGCCGCGATGTGGGTTTCGGTGCGGGCCACTGTCTCGGCCCGGTTACGGAAGGCCTCATTGATGTTCGGCAGCCTTGCCTTGAGGGTGCGGGCCAGCGCCCTGCTATCGAGGCCCGTTGCCAGCTGGGTGGCTGTTTCCACCTGCACCGCATCGCCCCAGTCACGCCACCACCGATAGAAGTAATCCTTCGCCGCGACCACCCGTTCACTGGTGGCTGCATCGCGCTGCCGGCGGTAGTTCTCCGACAGGCTCTTGAAATCACGCTCGGCGGCGGCGACCGTTGCGCCGATGTTGACCAGCCGGGTGAATGACTGCCCTTCCTGGTAGCCGCCGCCTGGGGTGATTGGTGCTGCAGGCGCTGCGGGCGGCGGCACCTGGCCGGCCTGGGTGATCAGCGGGTGAGTGGCCGAGAGCTTGGCCGCAGGCTCCAGCATGTTCTGGCTGAGCTGAATGGCGTACTCGCTGCCCAGGTCGTGAGCGCGGCGGAAGAGCTCCACCAGTTCAGTGTCCAGGGCCCGGCCGGCGGCCTTGTCCTGCGGGAAGCGACCGATGATCACCTGCAGATCCTGCAGCAGCTGGCCCTGGAGGTAGAGGCTGGCCTGGTTCTTTTGCAGCGGGGTGATGATCTCGGGCCCTGCAGGCGTTGACCCTTGAAAGGCGCCTGGGGTGCGCTTGGGATCGTAGATCGGCTGGGCGTCGATCTTCTCCAGCCGGTCGATCAGGGAGCGGATCGTGCGGCTTAGGGCCTCGTTGAAGATGCCCTGCAGCTTTTTGAGCTGCTGATCCTCCAGGCCACGCATCTCCAGATCGAGATGCTCGAGCAGTTCAACGGAACGATCAGCCATCAGGAATAGGCGTCACAGCGGGCCCCCAGGGCCACCAGATCAGTGCCATCGATCTGCCGGATCGTGGGGCCTGGCCCGATTGAATCGCGGATGCCGCGGACGTGCTGGTGGCCGATCGCCAGGAGGTAGGCGCCAGTCGATGGCTCAAACACCTCCCAGGCGCCGCTGATGTCTGGGCCCACCGCTACCGGATGGGGCAGCTCCTGCCCATAGGGGGCAAGGATGCGTCCGAGGCCCTGGCTATCAATTCGGATGTTCACCCCGCAGCGCTCGATCACGTCGCCGGCCGCGTCAGCGCGGGGGATGGCCGGGGCGTCCTTCCGCTGCTTGCGGCGGCGGCGGTTCGCCGTGATTGAAAGGGCGAGCTCCTGGGATCGGGCCTCGCAATCGTCACAGCAGGCGTCAGCCTGATCACCCCGGCTCGAGGGGGGCTCTTCCTCTGGATCAGGGGGGGCACCGCCTGGATCGGCCTCCTGCTCGGCCAGGCTTCCGCCGAACTCAATCTCGGATTGATCGCCAGCAGCGCCGGCCGGAGGCTCTGGCTGCTTAAGGCTGCCATCTTCCTCGCGATCGATCAACGTCGTCGTGAGGCTGAAACGCGGCTTGCCGAAGCGGGCCAGCGCCACCTCGTTGGTCGACAGCACACCGGCCTGGATGTATTGAACATCAGCGTTGGCCACCTTGCCGCGCAAATCAGCCTGCTCATCTTCTGTTGGCGTGTAGTTGGGGCGGAACTCCACCGCCCAGCTCTCCGGTGGATCCTTCCCCTTCCACGGCCCATCGGAGCAGGCCATGGCCAGCTCAAACGCTCGGCGGAGGGGCGGCCGGAGATCGTGGTCCTGCCAATCAGCCACGTCATTGCCAAACGCGGCCTGCTCGCTGCGGCCATCTGCTCCCATGCCGCTGGGGCTTTCACCCCACAGAATGGTGTGGGGCAGTCCTGAGGCACCGGTGATCTCGCCCTTCAGGCCTTCGAGGATGTCGGCGATGCCTGCGGCTGATCGGCTGAGGTTGGCCAGGGTTTCGCCCTCGCCCAGGACGTAGGCCCCATAGACAGACCTGGCCATGCTGTTGACTCGCAGCCGTTCGCGCAGCTTCTGCTCGCCGCCCGCGTCCAGAATCCGCTGCAGGTTCGGGAGGGTGTGAACCACCAGATCAAAATCATGCAAGATGTCCGCGGCGCTCTGCTGGCCTGTCTCGAACCTTTTGAACACGTCCCAGCACAGATCGACCACCGACAGCCCCCACCATTGGCGCGACTGCATGGTGCGCCAGCTGCAGGGCAGGCCCTCAAAGCGGATGATGCGGCTGGCATGAATATCGACCTGCAACGCATCAGCCAGGCCTGGATCGCCTGAAGCCTTCGTCAGGTCGCGATCCTGCTGTGTTTCAAACCAATAGCTTTCAGGCGAACCGATGCCCGTCCAACCTGCAGACGGGTACAACCTCCAGCGATCGATGGGGTAGAACCCCTTGATGCTGCGCAGCCGCTTGAGGTTGAGCGGCTTGTCGATGGGGGTGCGATCATCCGCCAACACCACCAGCGCACCACCGCCATACAGGCGGGCGTAGGTGGCGGCAGTGGTCACGGCCTGCGGCAGCTTCAGCTCTTCTGTCCAACTAACCAGATCATCGAGCTTGCTGCGCTCGGTGGTGGTGGTTTCATCGCCCAGGCCTAGGTCCCAGCCGCTGCGGGTGCCCTGCATGGGAATCTTCTCAACCACCCGGCGGAGCAGCCAGGATTGCTCATAGAGCGCATTGATCTCTGCCTCGCCCAGAGCACGGCCGCCCTGGATGCCAGTGGCCTGGCTGCGGTCGTTGGACGTGCCCATGCCGGTGAGCACGTTCAACAGCGGCCCATCCATCCGGTTGGAATCAGGCGCCTGATCCTGAAGGAATCCGATGGCCAATCTGTAGCCTTCTACGTGGTTTCAGGTTAATGCTGCCCCTGTTGATTGCTGAGCAACGATGACGAACCCCGTAGGGTAGGGCCGGCCTGATCAGACCTCCCCTTTGTGAGCTCGCTGGACGATCAGCTACAGGCGTACTCGCGCTTGCCAATCCCTTCCTTTGAAGAGCAACTGATCCATGGCCGAGCCATTCGAGCCTGGCAAGACTGGCCACCGTCGCCAGCTGACGCCCCGTTGCGGGTGAAGCGTTCAGGGCTGCGGTCCCGCGAGCAGATGGTGGCCCGGAATATGCGGCTGGTCGTGACGTGCAGCCGCTCCTTCAATGTCGCGGGCATCATCTCCCTGGATGTCGCCGATCTGATCCAGGAGGGCTCGATCGGGCTGGCGCGAGCAGTTGAAAAGTTTGACCCGATGCGCGGCTACAAGTTCTCGACCTATGCCGTGCCTTGGATCCGGCAGAGCATGATCCGGTTGATCCATTCCGCCAACGGCATCAGGGTGCCGGTGAAGCGAAGCGAACGGATGCACCAGCTGCGGCAGTGGCGGGAGCGGTTCCAGCTTGAGCATGGCCGGCCGGCCACCGATGTAGAGGCAATGGCGGGGATGGATCTATCGCCTGCTGACCTCCAGACCCTGGCCCTGGCGGCAGCCTGCCACAGGCAGGCCTCGCTGGATGTCCTGATCAATGATGACGAAAGCGAAAGCAACACGCTGTTGACAGCGATTCAGGCGAGCTCAAACAATGCCTCAACACGGCGACAGCAGCAATTGCAGGCAGTCAGCTGCGCCCTGGCGCCCTGGCCACAACAGCAAGAGGTGATGCTGCGGCGCCTTGACGGCGAAACCTTCGCCGAGGTGGCCAGAGGGATGGGGCTGGGCCTGGAGCAGGCCAAAGGCCTCAGCCGTTCCGGGCTCATCAACCTGCGAGAACGCTTGGAGGGCAGGGAAAGCGACCAGCTGGGCCTGTTCAGCACCTTTCGACGCTAGTGCAGGTGTGCCAGTAGAGTGCATACTTACAGGCAAAGAACCGCAGGATGGACGCCCAAGAGGAAGCTCTCACATGGCCCCAAGCGGAAACGCTGGAAGCGATCCGAGCCTTCGGGCGCCGGCATGATTACGCCCCCACCGTTCGGGATCTGCAGCGGGCGCGGGGCCTGAAGGCCACCTCAAGCGTCCAGGCGGCGCTGCTAGGGCTGAGAGCCGCGGGTGCCGTGAGCTGGACCCGCGGGCAACCGCGAACGCTGCGGGTGCTCTGGGATCAGTCACAAGGCCCAGAACTGCGGGGTGAGATGCTCGAAGGCCGCTATCAGGGGCCTGACAATGGCCGCTGAACCGCTGAACCCGGGCGGGCGGAGCCCTGCTGATCAGGCCCGGGCCCTGGGGCTGCAGGCGCTCAAGCGAGAGGCCGGCCCTAGGTCATGTTGACCCATTCGGCCACCATCGGCCGGGTGCGGGCGCCGGCCTCGCAGGCCATGGCCAGAGACATCACGGCATCATCGTGCGCGCCAGCGGCGGCCTCGCGGGTGCCGTCTGGGTGCTGGCGGAAGACTCGCATCTGTTCCCCGTAGATGTCGTTGGGCGGCAGGCCCAGCTCGCCCTGCTCCAGCAGCAGCAGCACCCGATCGGTCATAGCGACCTTCGACGGCCGGCTGGTGGCAACCTCTTCGATCGGGTATCCAGGGCGAAGCCGGGCCAGGCTCTCGGCCACCGCAGCACCCACGCCGTTCTTCTCGATGACGATCAGCTCCGGGGCGAACTGGTCAATCAGCCGGGCGCTGCGCTGCAGGCCGTAATCCCTGCTGCGGCGCGAGTCGTTGAACCGGGCCACCACCTGCCAGGGGCTGGCTGTCACGTCCAGAACCGTGGTCACGAACTCATCATCGGCGCCGCCGTTGGGATCGATCCCGATCACGTAGACGTTCCCGCTGGTTGGATCATCCAGGGCACCGATGGCCTCAGCAGCCTCGATCAGTTCGTGCGGGTAGACCTCGGCATCGGTGGCAGTGAAGTCGAGCTCAAACTCTTGCTGGTAGCGCTGCTGGGTGAGCTGAAACTTCCGCTTGGTCTTCTCCTGGTAGTCAGGGTCAGCGGCAAAGATTGGATGCTGGCTCCAGTGGATCGCAACCTTGCCGAACTGACCATCGGGTGAACGGGCCAGGGTTGGAATCCCGTTCACCGTGGCCGGCCCTAGCGGGATTTCGCCGTGATCAGTGGTCCAGTGCTCATGGAAGCGGCCGCTGCGGCCGTTGGGGGTGCTGACCCACACCGCCCGCGCCCTGGGGCCCAGGAGGCTCAGGGTGGGCATGGCGCCGGTTTCAATCCCGCTCAGCCTCTCAATGAAGGCGCCCTCATCGAACAGGACCATGGAGGCCGATGGGATTCCCCTGGCCGCTCGTTCAGTGGGCGGCAGAAAGTGAAGCGATCCACGGCCAAGGAATTGCAGCTTGCGGGCAGAATCCTTTGGCAGGGGCGGGCAGAAGGAACCAAGGCTGGCCGCCTGGCCTTTGATGCGGGCCGCCAGCTCTGACGCATCCTCGCCGGTCTTGCTGAAAACGATGCCCACCCAAGCTGGGTTTTCAATGGCCATCATCAGCATGTAATTGATGACCGTTTCGGAAACGCCGGTTTGCCTTGATTTCAGGCAGTAAACGTTCTGGGTGCTCCGAATCATTCGGACCAGATTCAGCTGGACCTCCCAGGGAATGAAGGGCAGGTATTTCCCCTGAGACGCAATTGTTGTTCGCGCCGCGAAATGCGGCCACTGCTTCGGCAGGTTGTCCCACAGATTGGATCCGATCAATCCAGTGAAGAGCGGCCTGCGCGGGAGGTGCCGCAAGATGGGCTGCACCCGTTTGCGCGGGCGGTGCAAGCCGTGATGCGGGAACTGGTAGGGGGTGATCAGGGCCCGATTCTTGGCGTCGTATTCAGCCCACGCATTGTCATCCCATGCCATGGGCTAGAAGTCCCCGGCGCGATCGGCCGCTTCCTGCTCTTCCTCTGTCAGTGATGGGGCAATGGCGGCCGCCGCTTCCTCTTGAGCCGCTTCAAACTCAGCCACTTTGAAGATCAAGGCGTTGAGCTCACGATTGACGCCCAGGGCCACCTGGAGCTCACCCTGCTGGAGGGAGCGCTGCAGCAGGGCCTCCATCCGCTCAACCTGAACAGATGCCATCCGAATGCGGTCGTAGTGGCTGATCGCTGTCACCGACAGCTCAAGGGCCTCGGCAACCAATCCAGAGGCCACCCGGGGGGAACACTTCCAGCCTTTGATGGCGGCGTCCATCAGCTGCTTTGGCCCGTACCCATCGCGCACCACCCAGCGATGAAGGGCATGAACCTGGTAGCGGCGTTCAGCCGCCTTTGAGATGGCCTTGACCTCAGCCACGGCCTGATGCTCGCGCCTGAAGTGAAGCTAGGACCAGTTCGTTACCGCCAAAGGCTGGCAGGTGCTTGGCGCAGGTAGCCAGGGCGGCTTGCTGGGCCTGCTTCTTCAGCTTCGCCGGGTTGCGGCCTTTCTTTGAATGGTGACCACGCTGCCGCAGCACACCGGAGATGATCGGGCTCGGCAGGCGATGGCGAACCGCCAGATCCACCACGCTTTCGCCATCCAGCCAACCAGCAACGATCCGATCCATCACCTCCACCTCTGGCGTTTCTTCAGGGAGCAGGTCACCGCGGCGGCGGCGGGAGATCGTGGCGGCGCGCTCGGGCCGGCCGGGCCTCGACTGGTCGTAGAGCCATGCCCCTATTGAGGCCTCACTTCGCCCCAGCGCCATGCCGATGATTGCCTGGCGCTGGCCCTGGGCCATCATTCGGCGGCAGGCTGAGGCCTCTGCCGTGGTCCACAGGTGTCCTCCCCTCTCAGGGCCTGGCCCCCTGGCTCCATTTCGCCGGATTGGCACCCCGGCATCAACGATCAATGCTCGAACACGGTGATAGCTGATCCGCAAACTACTGGCCAGGCTTCCGATCGAGGCCCCCAGGGCGTAGCGCTCGATCAGCAGCGGCACATTGACAGGCTGATCAGCCGGCAGGCAGCCGGAACCGCCCGCCTCCAGATCCAGGCGTTGCCGCCACCGCCGCCTGGCTTCTTCCGGCGATCGGCCGGCTTTGATGTCGCTGATGTGCCTGTAGATCGTGGGAAGGCTGCGCTTGGTTGCGGCGGCAATCTCTCGGGCACCTTGCCCGGCTTGCATCATCTCAGCGATCTGCTTCCGCTCCTTATCGGTGATCCATGCCGCGCCTGTCGGCAATCGCCCGGCTCTTCTGATGTCCCTCATGTGGTTGTAGATCGTGGAGAGGCTGCGCTTGGTTGCGGCGGCAATCTCTTGGGCGCCTTGCCCGGCTTGCAGCATCTCAGCGATCTGCTTCCGCTCCTTATCGGTGATCCGTGCCGCGCCTGTCGGCAATCGCCCGGGTTTGATGTCGCTGATGTGCCTGTAGATCGCGGGAAGGCTGCGCTTGGTTGCGGCGGCAATCTCTCGGGCGCCTTGCCCGGCTTGCATCATCTCAGCGATCTGCTCTCTCTCCTTATCGGTGATCCGCCAGGACCGGCCGCTCTCCCAATCCGCGCC